AAAAAAACGTGACCGCAATAGTTCATGCTGGTCATGGTGTATCTTATGCAAGCGGAACTGAAGCGGAAATTATTATCGCTACTAGGGCTTGCAAAGAAGCAAAAAAAACTTGGTCAAGAATGTATAAGTTTCCAAAAGAAACTATATTAACCGCCCTAGTCTTTGACGTTACCAATTCTGAAAAATGGAACTGGAATGACGAAGCTGGATTAATGACCGATCAAGACGGAAACAGATTACCTTTGCTTAATCGCTATCAAGTAGTCGTTTAAGTCCTCTCAGAATCGCCTAGAAGATGCTTATTTTATCTTCTAGGTATCTTTATAACCTTACATTTTTAACCACAATGGAATCTAAAAAACATCAAATCAACTTACCAGAGTCAGAGTTTAAAATGCTTATTCAAGCATACGAAAACAGATTATGGAAACACATTAAACCAATACAAAGGTTTGAAACTGGCATTGAAATATGCCATTGGGGTGCAGATGCAAAACACCTTAAAAAGTTTGAAAAACTTTGGAAGTGTGAGCCTGTTAATTTTAAAAATAGAATGGGCGATCATAACTATAGGGTTAGTCTTGGCACACCTGATTGTTTAACTAATATTTCTTACACTAGGAAGTTTAGAAATCCTACCGTTTATAGAGAATGGTATCTAACAGAGATCAGGCACAGCTACAACGAAATCTTTGCAAGAATTTCACAGTTAGGTCAAAAGATTAGCTATGACTATAGCCATTTAGTTGGTCAACTTAATTTCACAGAGTTAGAACAGGCTAGTATGGACTATTATTTAGAACAAAATGCTAGACCGCCAGTAAAATTCTAAATTAAATTAAATAAAGTCAACCTTAGAAAGTCCCAACTTTTTAGGGTTGACATTTTTTTATGCTTGGATAATAATAAATATGGCTATGTGTAAAAACTTAGCTGTTAATCACACTTAAAAAAAGAGGAACCACGCCATGATGTTTTCATGCTTACAAGGCTATGCCTTAACAACTTACGACAAGCTAGTAGAAGTACTAGGGGAACCCGATTATAAAAGAAAAGGAACCTACAGTAATCCATCAATCCATGACGGTGACGGAAAAGTTTCCGTTGAATGGGATAAAGAACACTTCACTGTTTATGATTGGAAGCTAGACGAGACACCAAAAGGTGAACACTATTGGCATATTGGCGGTATGAGTGCTAATGCTTTATCAAAGTTTGAGCAAGCAACTGGTATCAGAACAGGGAGGAATTAATATGACCATCTACGAATACTTTGATGCCTTAACCAACATAGGGTTAGGGCTTACACATTCAGAAGAATTTGAAGATGCAATTAATGACACACTTGCATTGATTCAAGAATCCTCACTAGCCGATATTGAATCGGGGGAGGAGGAAGAATGAATATTAATGGTAAAAAACTTCTTGAAAAATGTACTGAATTAGGTTGGGATTATCAATGTATGACTCAATCAGGTAAACAAACGTATGATGATATTATGCGTTTGTTCGGTGTATTAAAAGAAAATGAAAAGTGGTTAGAAGATGACTAGAAGAAAGTATCAAACACTTGCAGAACTTGACTCTATATTACATAGAGCTGTAAGACTTACCGATAGAAATTTTACTATCATTTTGCCCTCTGATAAGGAGGGCAATCTTTTACTTGATGAATCTATAGATCATTATTGTAAAGAAATTATCAAAACTATTAACCAAATTAAAACAAAGGAGGAACCACAATGAAAAATGAACCAGATCAAATTGGTACAGATAACACCGATTACAAAATCTACCCACGATCTAAGGTAGAAAAATTAGTAGTTGACTTTATCGTGGAGCATAAAATTTATGCGATATATGGTAAAGATTCAGAAGGATTATTTGAAGTTAAATTCTTAGTTGAGGAGGACATAGATGATGAATAAATACCAAGTTACTGACATTGAACTTTATACTACTGAAATGGGTGATGGTGATCCTGAATGGATGCTATCAGATAAAGAAGTTTATGTATTAAATCAAAGATGTTTAGGTAGATGGAAAGCTAAAGACGAAGATGATCTCTTAGATCAAATATTTAATCTTGCTGGCTTTCCTGTTGAGACTATGACATACAAAACAAATAATCTTATTGTTAAATATCCACGTTACAAGGAGGTATCAAATGTCTAAAGCAATAGAAGCATTAAGGAAAGCTAGTATATCAATAGCTACTTTACTTGATGAACATTGTGACGATCCAATTAAAAAGGATTTAGAACACATACAAAAACAAATCACTATCTTAGAAAATTTCTTAGACCCTTTTACAGTTGCAGAACTAGAAAATCAAACGGAGGAATCACAATGAACCGATCAAAATTATACGAGTGGTTACTCGATAATAATTGCCCTTGGGAATGGGAACCTGTTGAAGATAATAAACTCAACGCTGTTACCATTGTCTTTGCTGATATAGATGGAAAAGAAGAAACACAATGAAATGTAATAAATGCGGTTCTCTTGAATCAACAGTAAACAATTCTATTAAAAGAAATGGTACTGGCACAAACCAAAAGAGTACGACACCGTTTGTATGGCGGTCTCGTACTTGTTCTGTTTGTGGTAATAAATTTTCTACAAGAGAATATACAACACAAGGTTTAATAGACTTTGGTAAAAAGGGTTATCTTGAAATGATAGATGACTTGATGACAGATTAATTTTTTATTTAGAACCACTATGAAAAAAACAATTCCAACGCTATCAGAAGCTACTCGGATAGTGTATAAAAGACAGTACAACGGTACTGACTCAGCCAAGAATTTTCTTACAGCTATGAACCATAACATTCAAGCTATAGGGGATATAAGAGTAGATAAAATTACAACACCTGTTGTAAATAAAATGATGGATTACTTGCTATTAAAATTAAAAAATAGTAAGGCTGTTGTTAATACAAAACGAGGTTATTTAAAAACAGTTTTAGATCACATGATTGATGATGGATATATTGATAAAGTTAGACTACCCAAAAGACATAGGATAAAAAAACAAAAAGTAGAATATTTAACTCAAGATATGGAGGAAGAATTATTAAATTATTTAAGGGATAAATCTTTTGATGAAGATAAAAAAATTTATACACAAGCTTATTATATTATTTCTTGTTTAATAGATTTAGGGTGTCGGGTTAGTGAATTGCTTGGACTAGAAAAAAGATATGTTGACTTTGATAATAATCAAATAAATTTTAATGAAAGAAAAAATGATAATGCTGTAGCTGTACCCATGACCAATAGAGTAAAAGAATATATGAAGTTATATTGTTATAACAAAAGAGATTTTGATAGAGTATTTAGTCTTGAATATGACCAGCTCAACGGTATATGGCAAGACGCTAGAAAGTCGTTAGGCTATGCCAATAAAAAGTTTTATACCTTACACCTATGTAGGCATACAACAGCCAGCAGATTGGTACAGCGTGGGGTTCCTTTGCTACTTGTTAAGGATTGGTTAGGCCATGAAGATATAAAGACTACCATGATCTATGCACACCTACAGCCAAGAGCCTTACATTCTGTTGTAGGTGTATTAAATGATTGAACCAAGTAAAAAACAACTAGAGCTAGAGCAAAGTATCTGTAGTATCTCAGCCTATAACAAGATCAGTAAACAAAATAAAAATATAGAAAAAGGTAAAGAATCCGAAAATTATTATGCTAGAAATTTAATTGAAGCAGGTCTCGATAAGCTTACAAAATATCTTAAAGAACATATTAAAGTTTCTTTTACTGGTAAAGCTGGTAGGCAAGTTATATCAGCAATATATCTTGCAAAGTTTCCTGACTTAGATGTAGTTTCTTTTATTGCTTTCAAACAAATTATTGATTGTATTAGCGTACAAAAAACTACAACGCAAACTGCTGTAAAGATAGGTCAAATGTTAGAGGATGAACTTAGGTTCACTGAATTTGAAAAGCAAGACCCTAAACACTTTCAAGCAATAAAAAAACATACAAGAGATACTAACCATGATGGATATAAAAAACGTGTGATGGTACACCACATGAACCGCAAAGGTCATACGTTTGAACCTTGGCCTAAGTCTATAAAAATGAGAGTTGGATTGAAGCTTATAGAACTTACAGCTATGAAATTAAAAATGATTAAATTTATTAGCAAAAGAGTTGGTAAAAGTACAACAAGTTACGTTGTATTTACTGATGTTTATATGAAATATATACAACAGGGTAGAGCCAACAGGATAGCTTTATATCCACAGCTCTTACCTTGTTACGATAAACCTAGAGATTGGACATCAATAAATGATGGAGGATATTTTACAAAAAGATTACAAACAACAGCAATAAAATCTACTGATCGAGACCATTTAAAAAAAGTACAAGAACAAGACTTAACACTATGTCTGAAAGCGTTATCTTTGGCAAGTCAAACTGAGTGGACAGTAGATAAATTTGTTCTTGATATTCTTGAATACTGTTGGGAGGAACGTATAGAGGTAGGCTCATTGATTGATAGAGAACTTAAGGAAGTACCAACAAAACCAATTAATAAAGAGAAAGACCCTGAAGCTTGGAAGGAGTGGAGATACTTAGCATCTTTAATACATGATATGAACGCTCAAAATAAAAGCAAGAGATACCAAATTATATCTATGATTGATACTGCAAAAAAATATGTTGGAGAAAAATTTCATCACATATATCAATTTGATTGGACAGGAAGAATGTACCCTGTTACTGCTAACTTTCACCCACAAGGAAATGATATAGCTAGAGGTCTACATATATTTAATAAAGGTGCATCTATAAATAATATGGAGCAACTAAACTGGCTGGCTATAGCAGGTGCAAATCATTATGGATTAAACAAAGAATCGTATGAAGATAGAATAAAGTTTGCTCATTCTCTTGGTACTGATTGGGCTGAAGATGTATATAAAGACCCTATTGGTAACATAGATATTTGGGGTCAGGCAAAGGAACCATTTCAATTTTTACAATGGTGTAAAGAGTGGAGTGAATTTCAACTTCATGGTTGGGGTTATGTATCGCATCATGTTTGCTGTCTTGATGGTACAAACAATGGGTATCAACACATAGCAGGTCTTACAGGTAATCAGAAGTTAGCTAATAAAGTTAACTTGCAGAATGTAGAAAAACCACAAGACCTATATAAACAAGTGTTAGATGTATTGCTTATGCTAATCAAACATGACAATACAGAGCAAGCTAAAGAGTGGTACAAAGTACGAGATAAATTTACAAGAGCATTTATAAAAAAACCTGTATTGATGGTTCCTTATAATTCAACAACATACGGTATAGCTAATTATATAGAAAAATATTTTGTAAATGAAAATGTTTTTATGGCGAAAAATTTTAAGAATAATTTTTATCTTGCAACTATGATTGAGCAAGCTGTTAAATATGTAACCCCTGAATCACCAAAACTATTAGATCATCTGACAGATATAGCTAAATGTTTTAATAAAGAAAATAAACCTATAGCTTGGCATAGTCCTAGTGGTTTCTATGTTCAACAAAACTATTATCAAAGTCAAGTAAAAAGAGTAACAACTAAGATCAGTAATTCAAGTATTAAATTATCTTTGAATGAATCTGATAAGAACAAGATAGATAAAAGAAAACAGATGCAGGGTTTCCCTAGTAATTATATTCATAGTCTTGATGCAGCTCATTGTCACATGAGTTTAGTTGAAGCTAGTAAGCAGGGGTTAGAAAACTTTTGCATCATTCACGATTGTTATGGTAGTCCAGCTAGTGAACTTGAAAGGTTTATTGAATGTGTTAAGCAAAGTTTCTTTAACATTTATAGCGATAATAATTTAGATAATTTATACCATCAATCAGTACAACAATTAAGTGATAGCAAGTCGTTACCAACTGCACTACGCATGGGGTCATTTGATATTACAGATGTGTTGACAGCACCATATATATTTACATAACCAACAATAGAGGTATAGTAGAGGAACGTCTTTTATAGACGCAAAAACCAGATACAAACCAAGGTACAATTCATGGATAAGGGAACCCCTAAAGCTGAAACTATTAAGTTAGTTTCACCAAACCCAACTCGTTTTCGTTGGTCATACTATGTGACACCTGACGAGTACAAGGGTGTAAGAAAATGGAAAGGTGAAATACTGATACCAGTAGGTAGCCAAATGAAAAATGAACAGGGTAAGCTTGTAGAAGCAACGCAGTTTATTGTTGATAAATTAGAACAGCTTCTTGAGGATTGGAAGTCCACACTAAAAAATTTCTATCCTGATAGAAAATTTACTTTAACCAAAAGTCAAAAGACAGGTGAGCCAAGCTTTCCATGGTCATTTGAAGAGGACAACTTAGTTATAAGAGTCTCTAAAAAAGCTAGTGGCATTAATCCAAATACAGGACAGCCATACAATAATACACCTGTTGCATTTTATACAGATGATTTACGTCTGATGAATGATGACGAGAGACAGCAACTAAATAAGATTGACCCTGAAACTATAGGTCAAATGTCTTTCCTTGCTAAAGGATATGATGCTGGCGGTAATGGTGTTGGTATTAAATGTATTCCACTAAGTATTTGTTTCCGCAAGATAGTTCAATTTACAGGAGCAAGACCTGATGATTTCGAGACAGCAGAGCCAGCGAGCTACGAAGAAGAAACCAAAACGACAGCGACAGCAGCCGACTTCTAAGTACAAAAGTAAATTTGAAAGTCAATTTGCTGACACCCTAAATAAAAAGAAAATTATCTTTACCTATGAAACACTCAGCATTGACTATGAAATCACTTGCAGCTATAAGCCTGACTTTATTCTCAACAATTTTATTGTCGAAACAAAGGGTTACTTCTCAAAAGCAGATAGACGAAAGCATCTTGCTATTAAGGAGAAACGACCCGACCTAGATATAAGGTTCTGTTTTCAAAATAGCAGAACCAAACTATCGAAAGCAAAGAACTCAATCTCTTATGCCAAGTGGTGTGAGAGACATGGGTTCAAATACTGTGACAAATTTATTCCTGATGATTGGTATGCCTAGTTATCCTTTACCTGAAAACCCCCAACTTGGTTGCACTATCTATGACGATCTCAGAAAACTATGGGTCGTATGGAACGGTGACGAGTGGGTAGATGTAATTTTGAATGAACATAGATGCAAGTTAGATAATGAATAGCACCTACAAAATTAAAGAGATATGCCCTGATTGTGGCAAAAAAAACTGTGCGGTCTTTAGTGATGGACATAAGCATTGTTTCACTATGGATTGCGGATATACTTACTACCCAAATAAAAAAGAAAAGAAGATGACCACTAACATCATTCCTATAAAGAAACAAAAAACAAAATTACTGACCGTCACTCCTACAGCTCTTGCCAAACGTGGAATCAAAAAAGAAACTTGCGAACTATTTGGTTATGGCATATCAGAATTTAGAGGACAGCCAGTGCAGGTTGCTACATACAAAGATCAAAGGGGTAATGATGTAGCACAACATATACGCTTTCAGGATAAGAAGTTTGTATGGATTGGTGATATGTCAAACGTAATGCTATGGGGTCAACATTTATGGAGACAACATGGAGGTAATGGTTCTGTATTTATAACTGTATGCGAAGGCGAAATAGATTGTATGAGTGCTTGTCAGATACAGGGTAATAAGTTTCCTTGTGTATCAATACCGTCAGGTGTTCAATCAGCACCAAAATATTTAGCAGCTAATTACAAATGGTTAGATACTTTTTGTCGTATTGTTATTTGTTTTGATAATGATAATGCAGGTAATATAGCGGCAGATAAATGTTTAGAAGTCTTACCAAAAGGTAAAGCAGCTATAGCAAGATTAGAACGTAATGATGTGAACGATCATCTGGTATTAAACGAAGAAGATTTAGTTAGAAAAAAATTATGGAACGCAAGACCATCAAGACCAGATAGTTTGATTAATGGAGCTGATGCTTGGGATTTGTTTATAAAAGAAACAAGTAAACCAATATCTGATTTTCCTTTTCCTAAATTAAATACCTTTACCCAAGGGATATTTCCTACACAACTGTTTACTGTAGCAAGTGGTAGTGGAGCTGGTAAGAGTACAATATGCAGAGAGCTGGCATATCATTTCTTAGTCAAAAGAAATCTTAAGCTTGGGTATATTGGGTTGGAAGAATCAGTACAAAGAACCTTACAGGGATTGGTTGGTATTGATTTGAATATACCTTTACACCTTGCAGCAGAAGAAACTATAGATCAAGAAGAATTAAAAAAGTCTTTCGATAGATTAACTTCTACTCGTAACTTGTTTTTATATAATCACTTTGGTTCACTTGACCCTGATACTTTATTAGAACAGATACGTTACTTGGCTACGGTTGATGGGGTACAGATAATCATACTAGATCATATAACAATAGTTACGTCAGGTTTAGATTTAGATAATGAAAGACGAGCTATAGATGTAACAATGACTAAGCTTAGAAGTCTATGCGAATCTACTGGTATAGCACTTATACTTGTTAGTCATTTACGGAGACCAGTAGGACAAGCACATGAAGAGGGTAGAGAAATATCTACATCTGATTTGAAGGGCAGTTCTGGATTACTTCAGCTTAGTGATGTCGTGTTAGGTGCATCAAGAAATCAAGTAGGTGAAGCCAGCGAAAGACAGAGACTACAACTAAAGATACTTAAGTCAAGACATACTGGCATGACAGGAGAAGTAGATAAGCTACTTTACGATCAAGATACTGGTCGATTAATTGTTTATGAAAATGTATTTGGAGATTAAGTATGACTTTACTAATTGATGCTGACTATCTTATCTACAATTCATGTTGTGCTTGTGAACAAGATACAAGATGGAATGAGTGGGAGCATACCTTACATACAGATGAAAGAGACATAATGAATCTGATTGAAAATAGATTAGCTTTCTATCAATCAGTAGCAGGTAGTAAGCATGACATTGTTATGTGCTTTAGTTCTTATCCAACATTTAGACATGAAATTTTTCCTGAATATAAAATAAATAGATTAGGTAAAAGAAAACCACTAGCTTTAAAAGACATAATAAAAAAAATTAAATATGAATATACTTCTGAATATTTAGATGGTCTTGAAGGTGATGATGTTTTAGGTTTACTTGCAACTGGAAATAAATATACAGACCCAATCGTTGTGTCTGTTGATAAAGATATGAGAACTATACCCTGTAAGCTGATAGCAGAAGATGAAGTAGAACATATAACACAACGCAAAGCAAATAGACATTGGTTTGAAATGGCTCTTGCAGGTGACGCAGGTGATGGAATACTTGGTATCAAAGGTATGGGTATGGTTACTGCAAGCAAGCTGTTAGCTGATGTACCTGATACTGAAGAAGCTTTATGGCATAAGGTATTACAGACTTATGAAAAGAAAGGTTACACAATGGCTGATGCTATTCTCAATGCAAGACTTACAAGAATATTACGAGACGGTGATTATGATATATTTACAGGACAAGTAAAACTTTGAAACCCAAAAACAAAACCCTAGATGGAACCACTCACCTAGGGTTTTGAACTTACCAACCTTACCTATCTCACATGGAGGTTGTGTTGCAGCAAAGTAACCACTCCTTGCTATTTATATCGTAACATATAATATAAATATATCTAGCTTTTTACTTTGGAAAATAGAAATCTACCACCTATTACAGATGAACTTATCAATGGTTTAGATTCTGTCTTTCCTCAACGTCACCCTGATTTGTCTATGTCTGAAAAAGAGATATGGTATAAAGCTGGTCAAAGATATGTTGTAGACTTTTTGATAGAACAACAACTAAGACAAAAAGAAACCATGTTAACTGAAAGAGTATTGGAGAATTAGTTATGTGTTTTGGTATGGGAGGTTCAGCTACTACTACTGAAAAGAAACCTAAGTTTAGTAATGCTCCACCTGTTGTAACAGGTAAACAAACAGGTGTAGATAATCCTAAAGATACAAAGAAAGCTACTGAATCTTTAATGATTAAAAGACAAAAAGAAGAAGGAACTTATGTAGACCCAAGCCAACAAAACCTAGCTACAACTACAGCACTTACTGGTAGATCAGGAGGAGGTATTAAAACAGCACAACAAAAAGCTAACTTAGCTAATAATAAAGCCAAGGCAAAATCGTTAGCTGATGCTAGAATGAAAAGAAAATTCTCAAGAGGAATTACAGGTAGAAAAACAGGAGTTGCCTAATTATGTGTTTGCGTAGACCAAAACCGCCAGCTCCCCCAGAACCAGAACCAGTAGATAGTGCAATAGAAGCTACTGCTGAATCAGTATCAGTAGGAAAGAATAGACCTTCAAGAAAGAAGAAGAGAAGTACAACTCAAACACAAGCAAACAAACCTAAAATGTTAGGTACTAGGTCTTTACAAATACCTTTACTTACTACAACTATGGGTATGGGAGCAGGTAACTTAAATTATTCAACGCCATAATGCAAGGTTCTACAGCAGCAAGTAAATACGAACAACTTGTTTCGTTAAGATCAACATACGATAGAGAAGCTAAAGAATCGTCAAAGCTTACGATACCTAGTCTTATACCAGAAACTACTACTGGCACTAGACCCAAAATAAAAACACCTTTTCAAGCAGTAGGTAGTCGTGGTGTAAATTCTTTATCAAATAAATTATTAATGACTTTGCTACCACCAAGCACAGCATTTTTTAAAT